CCGTTATCAAGTTCGAGTATATGAGCACACTTGTGTTCATGAGGTATCTCGGAATGTTCGCAATCCAATATATTACTCTCCGGATGGCCCCAATCAATTGTAAATAAATATTCTCCAGCATAAAATTCTTTGTCCTTTCCTATAAATTTTCCTCGTTGTGATATTAAATAGCCAAAGTGATGCACACTAGGATAATAACTAAAACAATTCCACAGTTCCAACTGGTCGACCTGCATATTCGGCACTTCGGCTCGGTCATGCGATTTTTGGAAAAACGCACTGATAGGCAATCTAAAAAAGATTGCGCCGTTTGGAAGCATGATATGAAAAAGGATTGCTGATCCTGCCATAGACGTGATACCAAAGACAACACATTCTTCGCTTTCTCCATGATGTTCTTTAAAGTCATATAAATATTCCTTTCTTACTTTACAATAAATAGGTGGTATGTCCGCATTTAAATAAGCCACTATTTAATTTCTCCCCAATTGTTTCCTGACTCATAGTCAACTTTATTGGGAACTTTTAATTTAACTGCTGATTCCATAATTTCTATTATTTGTTCAGCTTTTTTATTAGATTCAACAGAGATGTCAACCTCATCATGAATTTGTATGTGCGGTATTATACCATTTTCATATAAAGCTACCATACTTTTCTTTGTCATATCTGCTGCGGATCCTTGTATTAATTTGTTTAAAGCTTTGTAAGTAAATGCACGTTTTAAAGGTTCATCATATTCTTTTCTAGCCATTTCTAATGGTAATGGTTTAAATATACCAAATTGTGTAGGTTGCCATAAATCAAAATGACATGCACGTCCTCCTAAAGTTCTAATCTTACCTCTGTCTTCTGCTTTACGAGTTACATTGTCCATAAGTTTTTTAACAAAAGGAGCTTTAGCATGATACTGTTTTATTAGTTTCTCTGCTGATTCTTTCATTAAACCTAACTCTGACATTAATTTATTTTTACCCATACCATACATCAAACCTAAATTAATTGTTTTGGCTTGCTTACGTTCTATTCCTGCCATGTCTGCAACAACCTGGTGAAAATCTGCGTCTCCTTCGTTATATGCATTAACAATTTCATCTACACCTTCTAAATTTTGTAACTTAGCGTAGTGTACTAAAATTCTAGGTTCTTGTTGTGAATAGTCAAAGCAACCCCACTGATGTTTTTCTTCAGGAATAAATATAGATCTAATCATAGGACCAATTTCAGGATGTCTTGCTGGAATTTGTTGTAAGTTAGGATTACTCATAGAAAATCTACCTGTAACAGTTCCACCTTGATCTGATCTTATTTGATTTATATCTGCATGAATTCTTCCTTTAGAAGAATGCTTAGTTATAGAATCTATAAAAGTTGTGTGTGCTTTATTTATCTCCCTAGCATCTGCAATACATGTTGCTAATGGATGAGGATGATTCTGTAAAAAGTTTTTAGTAAAACTTGGTTCATTACTTTTAGCTGTTCTATCATATGGTAATTTTAATTTATCAAATGCTTTTGCAATAGACCTAGCTGCATGTATTTCTACAGTAAGTCCTGTTAAATCATTAATTTTATTAAGTATTTTAGCCTCTCTGGCCATTAAATTTTTTTTAATTTTATCAGCTTTTTCAAGATCTACTCTTACTCCCTTAAATCTCATATCAACTAGACAAGGAAATAATTTAGTTTCAAGATTAAAAACATCCATTAACTCTTGACTATGTAATTCTATATTTAATCTTTGCCAAAGTTTTAAAGTAGCTTCAGCATCTCTTTCAGCATACTGTCCTACAAATAATGCAGGTAATCTCCACATATCCTTCTTAGGATCTAAGCCATAATCTTTAGCAGCTTCCTGTAGTATTTTTTCATCTTTACCAATGCCAACATATTCTTTGGCCAATGCATTTAAATTATAAGTAAATCTGTTTTCATTAATTAATGAAGCAGCAATCATAGTATCAACAATTTTACCTTTAATTTTTAAACCTGCAGCTCTTAACCAACAAACATCATACATAGCATTATGAAAAATAAAGGTAGTATTTTCTTGATTTAATATTTCTTGTAACCAACCTAAAACAAGTTTTTTATCCATATTTCCACCTTGTTCATGATGTATCGGATAATAGCCAGACCAGCCTTCTACAGCCACCGCAACGCCAGCAATGTGGCCTCTTCCAGTAACGTTACCTGAACCTAAAGTAAGTAAATGAGGATCATTAGTTTCTAAATCTATAGCTATTTCTTTACACCCTTTTAAATCTTTTAACTCTTCCGGCATTACCCACTCCGTATCGGGAGTAAATAAAGGCATTTGAGTATTTCTCATTGGTAATCCCTTTCGATTATCATATCAATATAGTGTTTAGCTTTTAGAAGGTCCTCTTTCCCACCTTTTTTTTTCGCTCTCACTATGTATTTTATAGCGTTGCCCTCAGCAAAAAGCAACTTGTTTTTGTTTATAAACTCTGCCGGTTGAATGACAAATTCTTGATAATGTTTTCCCCCAACCTGCCTCAATAAAGATTTTAAATCTCCTAATTTAGCATCTTTATTTATTACCCCTGATTTTAATAATTCTTTATATTTATTTTTCATTTTTTCCTTTCGGTGGGTGATAATGTCCTTGATTATTTTCATCAATGTAATAAAGTTTCACTCCCCACTCTTTTTGTTTTTTTGTTAATGATCGATGTATAGGTAACTTATCTCTTTTTCTTACACATCTAGTTTTAATATCTAATAGTTCTACTTTACCATTAGGATGAATTACTATTATATCAACACATCCATGTTGTCTTACGTTTTTGTGAACTTCGCAACCTTTTCTTAAAAATTCATTAATAGCTAAATTTTCACTAATTGCTCCTTTAAAATCATCAAATGTTTTACTCATAATATATAAGCTCGATCAAAATTTTTAGGATCTAATATATGCAATTCACGCTTCGCGCGCGTTACTCCAGTGTAAAATAATCTATGTAATTCATCCGGATCATAACTTAAAGTTTCTAACGCGGCACCAGTTAAATCCGATAACAATAAAATATTGTCGGCCTCTCCACCTTTCTCTCCATGTATAGTTGACATTTTAATACGAGGATTTTTATTTATCATCTCACCATTCGCCCTCATATTACGAATGTAATTCTCTGTAATATTATCTAGTCCTTCAAAAGAATCATACCAAACCTTATCTGTAGTTAATCCATGTTGATCTTGACATTCTTTTAGTTTATACTTCGCGTCCGAATGTAAAGTTTTACCCTTCTTATATCCAGGTGAAACGTTTGATCCTAAGTATTCATATATATTTTTAATCTCTAAACTATTTAATGAAGAATCTGTTCTCCATTGTTCCCAATTATTTAAAGCTAATAATAATTTTAAAGGGATAGAATTTTGTCCTTTGTATCGATAGTACCAACCCTGTAGTTCACATAATTCTTTTACATCATCTAAAAAATAATTTGCAGAAGATAATACCAACCAATTACCTTTTGACATATCAACTTGAGTAATATCAGAATATCTTTTAAGTATACCAATCTCATCTCTTGGTTTATATTTTTTATCAAATCTATTTTGTATTTTACTAATTATCTTTTGTGATAATTCATGTATAGGACCACCTGGTATCCTATAAGATTGATCTAAAACTTTAATATTATTAACTTCTTCCTTTAAAGCTATAAAATGATCTACGTCAGCCCCGGCCCATTTAAATATTGCCTGGTCGTCATCACCTGCTATGTAAGTTTTTTCCGCGTTAGCCCAAATCTTCCTAACCATTTCCCATTGTAATAAAGATAAGTCCTGTGCCTCATCTATAAACAATACTTTAAACTTATTGACGGTGTCTTTTTTTATAAAGTCTTCTATTAAATCATTAAAATCTTTTAAACCCTTTTCTTTCTTAAACCTTTTTAGTTCTTCTGCTAACAAAAATAAAGTGTTTCTTTCAATATCTATGATATTTTTTCTAGAATCATAATAGTCTAGAAGATCCATTCTTTTAACAGCTGCAGTATTTATAATTGTAAGATATTCATTGTCAGAGTTAAAAGTGCCGTCATCATTGGAAAATTTAGCTGTTTTAATAGGTATACCACATTTTAAACCAAATTCTCTGTAGTCCTCACTCTTCATCATTTTTTCTTTAGTCATTGCTAATTTATTAAAAGCATAAGAATGAAGAGTTCTAAAATTAGATAGATCATTATCTTTATCTAGTCCAAATTTTTTCGCAGCTCTATCCGCTGCTTCTGTAGCAGCCTTCTTAGTAAAAGAAAAATAACCTATTTGTTTAGGTCGAATCCCTTTTTGTATGAATTCGTCCACTAAGTTTAATAACGTTGTTGTCTTTCCCGTTCCCGGTGGACCCAGTATTATTGTTTTCATATTTTTTTAACTTTCTTAATGCTATACCTAACTGCATTTGTGTTAATTCTAGT